CAATTATTTCCCCGCCCAGCCAGTATTCCCGGTTCCGGATTGTTTAACGTACAGTGACGTAAGTACACCACCATCAGTTCGTGAATACAATGATCCAACAGGTGCAGTTACAACACCTTCTGGACTGCCAGAACCACTTGTCCAAGTGATATTCCCCGGTAATATTACACCATTACCACTAGTGCCGATTACTAGGTTATTCTCAAGTCGAACATTACCATTAGAGCGATCAATTTGCACAGGATTTCCTGCGTAACCACCAGCATCGTTATACCGGTAGATAAACAAACTATCACCAGACCCTTTTTCAATAATCCATCGGTTAGTGCCGCTTGTTTGAACAACAATCCCGTTGCTGACTACTGCGTTTACCATTCCAGCGTTGCGACCCGCTGTCAGATCAGACACTGGAACTTTTTTGTTTGTGCCCGATTGCACAATCGGAAGTACCTCAGTGCCCGCAAGGGGTGTCGTTGCTGCTGGTAGTGCGGAAATTTTACTGTCGGCCATGATGACGCCCTTTTTGAGTTTGGTCAGGTGTAAGAAGTGTAGACAGGCACATACCCAACCAACACGTTCACTTCGTCGTAAATAGGCAGGACGGCCTTAACCGTTGCAACAGACGTGGCGGTTGCACGACCTGCCGTCAAAAGACTGCCGTCATTGCGAATCGCAAATTTTCTGGACTGGTTATGGTCGGTCCATTGTTCAACAATAATGTCTGCGCTTGATCCAACAGTTTGTCGAGTGCTTAAATTTCCACCGAGCAAGTACTTGTTGTGTCGAATTGTACGACCATCGGCCTCAGTCCATCCAATTTCGCCAGTAACCGCAACAGATTGCAGTCGCACATCTGGTCCAATGGTGATTGTGTTGTCCAGCGTTGGGTCGTAAAACTCAATCGGCAGTGTAGTTGCGGTAGATGTGGTCACATACAACCGGCTGTTGTTCATGATGTTGCCACCAGCATCATTGAACTGAACGTCAACACTAGCGGCAGTGCCGGTGATGTCAAAGTAAAAGTCGCATTGATCTGTTGCGCCATTCAAGCCACTTGAGCCTTCCGAAGCACCGCCAATTTTTACTTTGTGCTGGCAATTCTTTTTATTGCCGTAAGCCACAATTCGGCTGTTTTTGGCGTAGGTGCAAATGACACCAATCACATCGGCAACACTATCCATAGCCGTCCACTGCGTGCCCTCATAGCTCAAAAGCAATTGAGCGGCAGTCTTGGTCTGGATGATCTGCATGTCGATGTCCACACCATATGTGCGGCTCACCACAATATCTTGCATACAGTTGATGCTTTGACCACGGATGCGAACACCGCTGGTGCTGTTGGCTGATAATGCTGCTGTTGCCGCTCCAGCAGACAACACAACACCCTGCCGAGAGTTTGAAACAACAATGTCTACTTCAATACTTACTGGTTGAATCAAAGCCAAATCATTGTCAGGCTCAAATCCAAAGCCATATACGCAACCGTCTGCGTAAATGTTGGTGGCTTTAAACAAACCCATCGTGATTGGATTTGCCTCACTTGGAGGCTGAATGGAAACCGCTTTGCCGCCATCAACGTAAGTCGTTTGGTCAACGTATGCAAGGTCTTTGGCCCACAGATTGTCGATAGTGATGTTGTCAAAACCACCGGTTACAGACACACCATTGCTGCCAGCAGCACTGCCACTGATAACAGACTGAACTTGCAGGTTACGGATGTGGAAATTTTTCAAGCCGTTCAACTGAAGCACATCGGCCCCGTCCACAGACGATGTTTTCAAAATGCTACTGGGGCCATCACCAAAGATGGTCATATTGTGGCAGTCAAGCAACGATGTGACCGGCAACTGCATGTTGCGGAATGGGAAGTTTTGAGTTACGACCAAGTAAGTGCCCGATGGGAAATACAGACTTGCACCGATGGGATAGCAGTACAGCCAAGCCGCATTGATTGCATCGTAGTCGTCTGTTATGCCATCACCGACAGCGCCAAAGTCTTTAACGCTGACTGTTTGAGCTAATCTTGCTTCAACATTGGTTGTTACAGACCCCGTAAATGGCGGGTCGTAGGTTATATTGCTAGAATCTATAGGTAGTGTTACCCCGCTAATGCCGCTTATATTGTCATAAGTTGCAATTAAAACGTCACTACTATCCGTCAATGTAAATTTGTAAACAACGCCTTGGGTTAACCAAATTTCTCCGCCTCCAGGTACACGGCCTGCGGCGTCCAACACAATAGGGTTGGTGCGAGCCACATTCCCGGCACTGGTCGTGTAAGTAGTTGCGGGCGTGGTGGTGCCTGCCAAGTATGTGTTCAGCTTGCCGCCCGTCAGGACATTGCCGCTGTTAGTGAAGAACTGGGCCGCAGCGCCGCCCACCGGGGAAAGATTGACGGCCATTTAGGTCACTCCAAAAGGATCAAACCGCCGTCTTCTTGGACGAGGTTGTCACCATTTTCACAAAGAAGGTTGCTTTGCGCCTGTTCGCTGCCGCGACCGCCGAAAAGCGAAATGATGCCGACCAGCCCAAGGCCGACGGCGTTGCGAAAGGCTACACCGAAGCTCATTGCTTGTTGATAGGTTTGGCATACGCGATGCCGTCGGTGCTGCCGATCCGCAGCACGCTGACGCGCCAGGGGGCGCCGGTTGTGTTCAGCGGCACGACAAACGGAATGGGCGTGAAGGCAGGAATCGGGGTGCTGGCGCTGGTAGCCACCGCCTCCACGCCCACCTGAACGTAACAGGGCTGGTCAGACCACACCATCACACCTTGCGGGCCAGCGCCCCATGCAGTCGTGTTGCCCGCAGAAACACCGGCAGTTGCGGAGTAAGCGGGGAAATCCGCTTGGCTCATTGGGTTGAAAAGTTCCAAAATAATCTCCTTAGGCTAGGAATTTGAGCTTATACAGCGTTCGCAGATATATCTCGACGATATTATCAATCAACTGCTGCAATGTTGAGTCTTCTTTTTTTGCCACCTTGTAGCGCATCTCCTCGACCTCGGCTAACGATGCCTCAAGGAATTCGGTGATGTTGGTCGTCTTCTTGGCCGAGTGCAAGGTGATAGGGCCGATCAACCCGTGACGGCCTTGGTACGTCTCGGCAAAATCGTCAGCCGCGCCAATGATGCGGTCATAAAAAATGTTGAGCGCTTGGTGCTTGGAGTAGCTGCGGGTGTTCAGATGCACCGAGTGGGCCACGTCGCGAGCCAAGAACAAGAGGCCCATGAAGTCTGCGGCGGTGCTCATTGCATGGCTCCTTCAGGTGGCATCATTGGAGGCTGCTCCATCATCTCAGGTGGCATCATTTCCGGCATCTGCGAGTTCAAGTTGTTGCTTTCCATCGCAGCCGCCACAACGCCCATAGCAATGTCCTGAATCTGCTGCTCAGTCATGCCGGCCTGCACCGCGCTGATGCGCTGCGTCTCGGCCTGGTACGCTTTGATCTCGGCCTCAAACTCTTTGATCGACAGGTCACGGGCTTCCATCGACTTCTGCACGTTTTGGAGCATCCCGGCCATCTGTTGCATCTCTTGGTTCATGGCCTCCATCTGCTGCTTGGCCGCAGCCAGCGCCGGATTGTCCTCATCGTCGCCGATGATAGCCGGGTCGATAACCTTGGCAAACCGCTGAGACATTTCCTGAGCGCCCGGCCAGTCCATGTTTTTGATAAACAAATCGCCAGCCACGCGCCAGAGGTCTGGGTTGCCTTGCAGAAGTTGAGCCATCGCCTCTAGCGATTCTTGACGCTTGGTGGCAAAGCCTGGCCCAGTGATGACCATCACGTCGTACTTGCCGACGCCGGGGTTGTAGATCTTTTCGACCACAATGCCCTGCTCGTTGCGGATTTTTTTGACCGGCTCGGGCTGCATCGGGTTGATCTTGATCATCTTGGACTCGCCATCCTCGCCGACGATCCGGGCAATGCGCTGCGTGTCGTAGATTTTCGGGATTAAGTCAATTAACTGACGGCCGATGTAACGAATAAACCGGGCGTAGTTGTCAACGTAATGGTAAGTGCCGGTGTCCGATTCTTTCTGCCGGGCCAAAATAGCTTTACCGCTGCGCTCGTTGGATGTCATGCCTAGCGCAGCGTTGTACTGGCCGGTTGACGATTTAATGTCGTCAGAAGCGCCTGCTTTGGCTTGCAGTAAACCGCTAGAAGCCATAGGTGGTTGTGCGCGCTGAGGCAGCGGCAAAACTGCACCGTGTCCGTCTGTAACGTCTGGGTTAACCTCAAGATAAGGCCAGTTTTGGGTGTTTGCAGTTTTCCACTGGGTTTCGTAGCCCTCAAACTGGCCACCGTAGCCTATAAAGGGTGCCTTGGGTGCTAAGGCCAGCATTTCTGCTTCTTGGCTGACCCAGTAGTTGTACATGCGCTGCGCGTCTTTGGCGTTACGCACAAGGCCGCTGACGTACAACCGGCCCTCAACCTCAAACTCGTTGCCCACGCAACGAATCACCGGGATGTGCGAGCCGGCCCAATCAGACCGCTCCAACACCTCGTAGCCATTAATTTTTAACCACTTAATCTTTTTGCGGTCAGATGGGCGCGAGCGCAAAGGCTTGCCAAACTGCGCCCGCATCATCTTATCTTCGGGCGTGCCTTGAAACGCTGTAGCGTTGCCAGGGTACAGGTTTAGCGTTTCTTTGGTGTGTTCGACGTAAAAATACTCGGCAATACGCACCGTGTTTTCATTCATCCACTGGCTAAATCCTTGGTCGCCCACGCCTAGCGTTTGCAGCGTGGTGATAGGCGCAGCGTCTGGGTACTGGCGTTCGTACTCGTCCTTGGGAATGTCTTCAGTAATAAAGCACCAGCGGGCATCTGAACCGCACGGGTCTTGAATCAACGGGTCCATGTAGACCGAAAAGCTGTTGCGAATGCGCCCAATCTTGATGTCTTGATCAAACGTGTTGTCGTCGCAATACTCGGTCAAAATGCGAGCGTAGCCTTCACCGTAGGACACTTGGTTCTCGCAGGCCGTGTCGTAAGCCACGTCGGCGTCCGAGATGTACTCGATGTGCCGAATCATGCCGTTGAAAATTTCGGCCACCTCAACGTCAGCGCCGTCGTCTGCGGGGATGACCTTGGGCTGCGGCCTGTTTTGCCGCTGTTCGTTGGTAACTTGATGGACGTGCTGGGGCAGTTTGTTGACAGTTAAACACGGCCTAGCATTAATTGTCTGACCTTGCACAGCGCCACGGGTTGCCAACACGTCAGCCGGCCACTGCCAATGATTGTCGGGCGAGCCGGCGTAAAACCGCAAATCGTCAAGCTCGTCCTCACGCGATTCAGACAGCGCAGAAATCGCCATGTTAAGGCGAGATCGAGCCGTTGAGAGCACTTCAGAGTTGCTCTTGTCTTTGGCCGATCTACCCTCGCTGACCGCCCCAGCGGCGGCGATTCCTGTGTAGTCTTGAGGCATGATTACTTGATCTTGCTCAGAACCTTAGCAACCGCGGCCTTGACGTTAGTGCCCGACGGAATGCTGCCGTGGCAGCCCATGCCCGGCATCTTGGAGTACGTCTCCTTGTTGCGGTCGGGCATCCCGCCGCCGGACATTTTTGGCTCACAAGCGTTAAGTTTTTTGATGGGGGCAAGAGTCTTGTTCATTTCTTTCCTTTCGGCGCAGAGCGCTTGACAGCATATGCAATGGCAACGGCTTGCTTAACCGGCTTGCCAGCTTTAACTTCAGCTTTCACGTTTTTGCGGAAGGCTTCGGAGGATTTTGACTTAACAAGCGGCATTACTTACCCTTCTTGGCCGTTTTGGCCGACTGTTTGAACGCCTTGTTGGTAGGAGCGCCAGGCGAGCCAGGCTTCCTCATCTTCTCGCCCGAGCCTTCTTTGATGCGCTCGCGTTTGGCGTGAATATTAGCGTAGAGTCCGGGTTTGGTAGCCATGATTAGCACTTCCATCGTTTGAGTGATGCCTTAGCCCGCTCGGCGTCGCCCTTGGCGTTCTTGACAACGCCTTCCATGCGAGCGCAGAAACTCGCCTTGCGGCCAGCGTCGGCCTTGGTCTTAGGGTTGGGTGCTGGCGCCTTAAGGTTCGAACCAGTAGCTGCGTTGTATTTCTCGCGGCCTTTGGCTGTTAGGCCCGCACCTTTGCTAACGGGCAGTTTTTCACCCCGTCCAACGCTTAGAGACACGCCTTTTTTAGCCATTACGCCCCCATCCAAGAAGTTGTTGAGTTAAACCCGTGCCCTTGGGAATGACTTTGAGTCTGACGTTGTTCCCGATGCGCCACGGGAAACGCAAACGTCAATGCCAATGCATCCGCAGCGTCAGGAGAAGCCAAACCACGGCTTTTCATGTCTTTTTTAGACTCCAAAAATATGGTTCCACGGGAATCGGGCTTGATCTTAGGCGAAATCAGGTCTGTTTTCAAGAAGCGGTCTTTAGGAATACTGGCTGTTTTAAGCCAATTCTTCATTTCGCCCCACATTTCTGCCCGTTTGTTGCCGTACATGATGGGGTTTTTGGCCTTGTTGCCGAAATTGACGCCTCTAATTTTGTAACGCTGCTCTTTCAGCCGGTCAACAATGCCAGCGCCTAGTCCGCCTTCGTCAATGTTGACCAGAGCAGGTTTAAATTGTTCAATGGCATCAATCACATGACCTACCACAGTCATTGTGTCATCGCCTCGATGCCTGATAACTTTAACCAAATCACGTCCACAGCGAATAGCAATTACGGTAGCGTCAGCACCAAAACGGGCAGGGTCTACACCCATAACAAGCGGAGCGCTAAAGTCTTGGTAAGCAGGTTGTTTCATTGCCTCGTCTACCAGCAAACTGCCAATGAACTGGTCATCACCCTCACTGGGAAACTGCCCATAAACCTCTACATGGGCTTGGGACGAATCAGGCCCGTACTCTTGGATAATTTGGTCATAGACCTGTTTGTCAGTGCCTTCGACGGTTCTAGCATCTACAACCCGAGATGTCCAAAAATCTCGTTTTGAGTGAAAAGTTTCGTAAAAATACCCTGAATTGCGCCGTGGGTTAGAAAACGCAAACCACATCCGTTTAGGCGTGTTTTCAGTAAAAAAGCCACCGGTAACAGACCAAATAGCGTCATCAATACCCGACGCCTCGTCAAAGATTACCATTACGCCGTCATGGTTGTGAACACCAGCATACGAATCAGGATTTTCAGCAGACCACAACCTGCCTTCAATAGCCCAATACCGTGTGCCCTTTTTTAGATTTTTCTCAACCAACGTAGTCAACCAAGCAGCCGGCGCAACCTTGGTCGCAGAAATCTCAAACCAATGGCTGTTGATTGACATGGCCAACCACTTGGTAATCTCAGCCCATGTAACCGAACGTAGCTGAGACTCGGAGTTGGCAGAAACAATCGTTGTAGACCCAATGCGGGTAGACAGCATCCAAACCGTTAACCACGACACCAAAGCAGATTTGCCAATACCGCGACCAGAAGACACCGCATGTCTTAACGTCTCAAAATCTACAAGACCTTTTTGCCGTTTTACGTATGAAGCAACATCACGCAACACCTCACGCTGCCACTTACGCGGCCCACTAAAGTGCTCTAGCGGCGTACCCTCTTTCCCCCACGGAAACGCAAACATCACAAACGCCTCTGGATCATCTGCAATAGCAGGCATCCACAGAGTAGCCATCAACTCTTGTTCGTCTTCCGGTTTGTACACTAGCGTTTGCATAAAACAAGTATACTCAAAACACGGGGGCCATCACCCAGCCCTGTGGAAGGTTGAGCCGACCAACCACGATAAACATGGTGAACCATGCGGTACTTTAGTAAGACCAAACTCTGAACGGGACCAGTTGCGTGGAGGGTACAACAACCCTAACCTAGACAAACCAGAGGCTCACTCTCCAAAGAGTACACACCCCTCTCGGGTGCCTGGTCTATTCCCACAATCAAAACAAGCAACCAGCAGCGCACTGTTGGCATAGGCTTACTAAAAAATAAAAATTGTTCGCAAAAAAATTACGCGCAGTCTAAATAAAAATTGTTCGCGGGGCTTACGCCACCATTGACCCACCACCCCTTGGACCTCACCCCCCCTCATCCGACGCCGGTCATCATTGCGCGGCACGGCCAAGTTAGTAAGCGCTCACATCTGCTCGAGCTGACTGACGCCGATCTGCGGGTGACGCAATGTAAGTTAGTGCTCACTTACATACCCAGGTGACCATAGGTTAGCGGTTACGTGTGCTGCGGTGATGTAAGTTAGTGCTCACTTACATGTGCGTGCGTGATCCGGCGGGCGGGATGGCGGACAACCCGTTTCCCCCCTGTTTCCCCAATGAAACGCACAATCTCGCACGTCTTCAGACTACCTACCATTCTTGGCAATATGTTAGGGTTTGTCCTAGGTGCTTATTAGGGTTTGTCCTAATGGCTGGAGTGCAGTTACCTATACAATAGAGGGCATGCCGCAGCATCCCGCAGCGGTCTTTTTAGGAGAATGAAGATGTTCGATCACAAGGATTTTGCAGCCAACCCGGGCAAGTACATGCTCTTTAAGACGGCCAAGGTCAATGGCCGGGTGTTTACCGAAAACGGCACTGATGACCTTGAGGCTGGGCAGTATGTGGCTATCAAGCACATGCGCAATGCTTGGAATGGCCTACGCCGACGTGAAGAACCAGTCTACAGCATCACGGCAAACGGCAAGGTTTGGGGCGTGATGTTCGCTAGTTCGCTTTCTAACTTTGTACTGTAAGGGGCCAAAGATGACCAGTCAGAAAACCATCGAAAACAGCATCTTTTGGCAAAATTGGGTGCTCAAGCAAAGCACCGATCCCAAACAAAAACAGCGCTGTATTGCAGCAATCGAGAAACTGCAAGCCCAACTAAAAGCGCTGCAACAGTCATCCTAACAGCCTACCCTGTAGCATCCATCCGGGTGCTATGTGGTGCGCTGTTGCACTAATGCCCTTCGGGGTCTATTTGGAGTAAATCATGGCCGTTACTGTTGACCTGACCGCTGACATCATCGACATCCGCGACATCATCGAACAAATTGAAGTGCTCGCCGAGCAGTTGACCAAATACAGCGCCGAGGCATTCGCTCACCCAGAGCTTGCCGAAGAGCACGCGGCCTTGTGCGCCATCATGGCCGAGCTGGCTGGATACGGAGGGGATGAGCAGTGGGAGGGTGACTGGTATCCGCTGACCCTCATCCGTGAGTCTTACTTTCAAGACTACGCCCAAGAACTGTCCGAGGACATCGGCGCAGTCAACAGGGACGCGACATGGCCCAACAACTGCATAGACTGGGAACAAGCAGCCCGCGAGCTGCGAATGGACTACAGCGCCATCACCATCGACAACGTGACCTACTTTTACCGCTAACCCTACCCATGCCCCTAGGCGTTACAAAGCGTCTGGGGCCGTTTTAACCCGTCCTTGATGCGCTTAATAGGCGCATTTGGATGGGCTATTACTCATTCTTGCTAACCTCACGGCTGGCCACGTCAACCACCATTGGGGTCAAAACCCTAGCCTTTGCTTCATTCAGGGCATCCGTAATGCTAATGCGATTGTCCGTAACCTCCATTTCCAGCCGGTCGCCGTAGCGTTTGGGCTTGAGTTTGGCCGCTATCCATTTGCGGGCATCGACTTGCAATCGTTTTTTGTTGACCCACGCTGCCGCTTCAGCGCCGCGCAAACCTTCCGGCATGTCCTCGTCGGCTAGGGCTAAAATTTCCTCTGCTAATTTGTCGGCCCTGTCCTCTAAGGCCTGTTCGTACATCTCCCGCAGCTCTGGGATGACTCTGATAGTGCGGAGCGCGACAGAATACGTTATGGCCTCCGGCTTGATGGCCGATGTGAGGGCTTCACCCTCTGACATGCGAGTAAAAATCCTAGGCCAGCACTCATGACCCAAATTGTATTTGTGGCCTCTCCACTTACGAGCAAGATTCGTCATAGGGCAATTCTAAGGGTTTTCACTAGTGTCGCATTAGGGTTTGTCCTAGTGTACATCGTTTAGTCTGCTATACAATAGGCGCATTCCCTAGCACGGTGCCGGGGTTTTTTTGGAGTACATCATGCAAGCAATCCAAACACGTTATCTCGCCCCAACTAACACTTTGGGCGCACGGATCAAGGCATGGGCGCAAGCTGGGTCTGTCACCATCCCCTATCCGTATTGGCTGTCGGGTCAGGCAGGCCACCGCGCAGCCGCGTTGGCCTTGTCCGACAAATATGGCTGGACCGATCAATATCTTGGCGGTCAGTTGCCCAACGGCGATTATGTGTTTGTCGCCGATCACAATCTCAGCCGGGAGTAAATCATGTCTCACCGTATCGTTTTAGGGCTGGTCTATCTGTTGGCCATCGTTGTTTTGTTTGCTGATCTGTTTATTTGGAGGGTTTAATCGTGCGAACAATTCATTACCTTTATCACGCCGGCTCAGACATTTACTTGGATTGTGAATTAGAGTATGACCCCGGCGAAGATGCCAATCCTGACCCAGAGTCACCAACCTGCGGCCCTGGCTGCGCTCCTGCGGCGTGGCTTATCACCGCAAAGATCGGCAACGTAGACATCATGCCGGTTTTAGATCAAACAATTATTGAGTTGATCGAGGTGGCCGCATGCTCATGGCAGGATTAGCGGTTATACTAGTCGCACTACTGTCAATCCTCCTTGATCTGTAGTTGCCCCCTTAGCCCGCACCATGCGGGCATTTTTTCGTCCGTCTACGGCAATTCCTCGCGCACTAGCACGTCTACCCCAGGCGATGCCGCGTAGACCTTGGTGACATGTAGGCTAACGATCTGGCCGTCATCTTTGTAGACCGTGCCATTTAGCCCATCGAGAACCGATTTCGCCAGATTGTCTATGTCGGGCTTTTTAACAGGCCGCTCCAAGCCCTGTAAACAGGCCGCTACGCGCTTTTTGGGGTATGACTTGGGGATAGGTAGCCTGATGTACAAATAGACCGCTGTGGGCGTTTCTAGCGGCTCGCGGGTCATGGCCTGTTGTGCTGCTGCTCGGACGATGGTTTCATAGTCGGCGGTTTTTTTGGGCGTGTACGTCCGGACAAAGCCTGCCCTGGCGCTGTACCTTGGTCGGCCCTTGGGGACGGGAATAGCGTCAATGGAGAATTGCACGCTATAGCTCATTTACTTCTTTCCTCATTCATTAAATTGCGTAAATTGATCGCAGCATCCAGCCCTCGTATGCGCTCAATGTCTGCAATCACCTTGGCCCACCACGCTTGCGCTGATGCCGCACCATCGGCACGGGCTTTCGTCCGGTATCTCTGCACCCATTCTTTGGCCTCCATACGTCTCATGTGCATCAAGGTC